ATATCTGCATGTGGCCACCACTCCGATAGGTAACGGGCGACAACACGCTCGGTAGAGAATCCCCGGTATTTACGGCTTTGTGAGGCCATTGACCGCGTGGCACTTAGAACATGACCAGCTCTTATTAGCCAGATTGACCTTTATATCTTTGTAGGGAATTGAATCATTGCATAAGCAGCATCGAGTAGTAAATGTAAACTCTTCTAAGATAGCGATGATCTCTTTAGATCGATGTATCTCATCTTCGCTTGGGAATGACTCCCACTCTCCATCTTGGTTCATAAACTGTAAACGTCCCATTATGCTCTCACCTTCTGACGCTGCCATGCGCCCTCTTTGTTGATCTCGTACCAGATTACATCGTTAGGCGATGGACATCTTGTCAACTCACCCGTTACTGCATAAGGGCACTTAAAGTGTCCCCAAGGCTTACCAGCTTTACTCTGACCCGTCTTCCAGATCATGTCGCCATGCTGGCACCTGGGAATGTCCTTCTCTGTCTGGCCTCCAATGATTTCTTTCACCATCGACACGGCTTCCCCCATTGTGGGCGGCATAGTCGTTTCTTTGATAGTCCATGGATCGTCCTCCTTTACGACTGGAATGTAACTGCCAGAAGTATCCGCCATCTTGGCCTTTACTTCATCGATCGCTTTCTTTTGTTCTTGCGACTTAGCGACTTTGCCCATTTCTTCTCGTGACGCTCGCTTTCCCTTTGTTGCATATCCTGCGTTAGCCAGCGCTCGACCGATAGCACTAGTCTCACAATTTTCCAGCGCTGACGTCGCATTAACGCCTCGACCTTGTATCGTCTCTTCTGCGAGGCCGGTAGTCCACGGGCGAATGTCTGCCTCTGTGCGATATATAGCAGCCTCAACAATAAAACGACCAGAGGCTGAATCAAGTAACTTTGTATGAATTTGTCCATCTGGGTGATCCTTCCAAAACTTTATAAGTCTTTCTTCTACTGTTTCATAATCTTCGAGATTAAACATAATTCTCGTCCCTTTCAGTAATTAGTTCACAAGCTAGTGCAAGGTAAGCACACGCGTCGATATAGGAGTCAATGTGGTCTGCTGTTTCTTGGAGACGTGCGAGCTTGACTTCGACCATCGCCAGACACGCTTGATGGTCTGAGATTGGTGTTTCAAGCATTTGTTGGAGTCGTAGTGCGATTCGAGTCTGATTGATACGAGGATGACCATAAATTCGTCCTCGGTCTCCAATGATGTCAGTAGCTGATAATAGGACTTCACTTGCTTTCACACTCGCACCCTTTCCTTTGATGCATAGTAATCTCGGACTGACTTACGGCCTTGGAGATATCCCACGCGAATGCCGACGATACGGCCTACATGAAAATATAGTGCAGATAGCACGATCATTACAATAAAATCGCCTAGTGATGGATCGAACATTTTGAGCCTTTCTTTGGATGCCCTTCATCCGTGGCTCTACTGTCTCACGCCCTAAGGGGGAATTTCAGATATTTAAGATAACGAAACGGTAACGATTCTAGGTCGTCGATGTGGTCATCGATGTCGCGATCAAGCTCGTTATCTAGGTCGTCCATACCGCTTGCCTGAGACTACGAAAGTCCCATCCTTCTCGATGTAGATAAGATCAACCTGCACATTTTTGCCTTCGACGTACATGATGGCGAATGCCTGTTGCCAGTTAGCCGATCCCTTTGTGTATGACGCCTTGCTAAAGTCCATGAGGTTGCCTACTTCTACGCCATGCAGGACACGCCCTATACGGCCTCCAGAGGCCTCTGAGAAGGACGATCTGCCCGCTCTGTGAGTGTGCCCTGAGATGACTGACTTGCCGTGCCTACGGGCTGCCTCAAGGGCTGAGAGACCCCCCTGAGACTTGATAGGGGTATGATCGCCGTGGACTGCAATCCAGTTCGGGGCTATGTTGTAAGGCTTCTTATGAAAGGTAATCCCTAGCTCATCGAGCTGCATAAACTTCTCGAACCTAAGTTCCGGCAATGATAAGAATGACGGGATCTTACGCATGATCTGTGTGTATAGGCGGTCTGTGTGATTAGACCGAATCATCTGTGTTACTTGTAAATCGTAAAGTACCTGAACAGCTTCATTGCGATCATCTCCCAGAGTCTGCTCATAAGCTTCTGGCGTCCCTTCTGACCACTTGCTAATCGTATTAAAATCAATTTCGTCACCTATTGTGACTACCTCGTGCGGCTTAAACTTTGTTATGAAACTGGCTAGATTCTTGACTGCGTGTCTATCGTGGAAGGGAACCTGTAGGTCACTCACTATGACAATGCGCTTCATTTAATCCTCGTCGTCATCCTCATAGGGTAAGCGATCCACTCGGTCGGGGATCGATGGCATAAGCCAATCGGGATACGCTTCACGATCTGTAATGATCGCCAGACATACATCAACGGCGAATCCTGCACGTCTAAGGCTCTTGTAGAACTCGTGCATGCAGATTGCGTATTGATCAAGCTGTGAGTAAGTATCGAGATCGATGACTTTCTTCTTTGCCATGTTTAAAATTATCGCTCAAGAAGTATGTTGTAAATCTCATCGACACGCGAGTTAAGTCTCTTAATTTCAGAGAGAAGATGAGTGATGACATAACCTGCCAGCCCACCGATCACGGCAAGGCTTGCAAAGTAAAGGGTCATCAAGTCCGATGTGCTCATTTCTTAGGTGTCGCGTATCCGAATACTCCAGCTACAATCGAGCCAAGGATGGCGCGATAGTCCAGAGCGAAATTAGATGTAGTTCCCCATACGGCCAAGAATGCTCCGATTGAGATTATTACTGGATGCTTCATGTTCATTTATTGTCCACCTATCATCGGTATAGTAAAGAATTGAGAGTCTTCGTCGCCCTTGATAGTGAAGCTGATATGCGCGTGATGATTATGCTTATTGATCCCATCATAAGGACGCCAAGACCAAGCCTTTTTAGCTGAGGCGATTTTGCCGTCAAAGATGATGTAAGAGATTCTCCTATCGCCAGACTTTGCAGCGAGTCGAATCTGATCGACCAAGTCAGGCATGACATCGGGCTTCCGGCCTTTGCCGTTAAGGTCGCGGTCAACATCGATGGCGCGTACCCATCCCGATACATCTGGATTATGATCAGACTTGCGCGCAGCGTGTCGGGTATCACCGATCCAGCCGTCCGAAGTTCGATCTCGATCTGGGAATGCATCATCAATCTGCTCGCGTAGTTGGATGGCAGACTTAGAAAGTCTTGGCTTCATCCAAGAATTGCCTTAGCTTCTTCTTCTGTCAATCCTAGCGCTGCAAGTTTAGCAATAGCAGATTTTTTCGCTGAGATGTGTGCATCAAATTTGTCAGACTGGGCTTGCATTTGATCAACATCGGCCTGATATTGCTCCCATTCAGCATCTGTCATTTCGCGTACTGTAACTTCATCAGTTTCTGCATTATGATCAGCGATTTTTGGTCTAGTTGATGTCATTAGTTCACTCCGTAAATTCTAATTGTTCCTGAGCTCCAAGTGCTGCCTGTGATAACGCTAAACGATGTAATAGCCGCAGATGCGCTGTAAGCAACGATTCCCTGAGTCATTGAGTAGGTATCGCCTGCGCCACCATCATGGCTCAATGCTCGCCAATCGCCCATGGTCATGCCGCCATTTGTGTAGTCGTAAAGATTAATTACTGCGTAAGATTGTTTTAGTCCATTACTTGAAGATGACGTGCGAATACCAAGCTGCACGTTTGTGGTCAAAGCCACGCCATTTTCGCCGCCTGTCCAATTCTGACCATTATAACCATAGGCATATTTTGTGCCTGAATCGCCATTGAATCTTATTTGCCAACCTGCTGAACCAGCCGCATCTTTGCCTTGAGTTATTAAGATTTGCAAATTTTTGTAACCGCCAGCGATTGAGCTGACTGTCTGCGTTGTAGTACCAGAGTTCATTGTGGTAGTTGAAAGTAAAGTTAATCCTCCGCCTGCCGCGCCAACGGCCACCCACGCTGAACCTGAATAATACTCAGTTGCGTTGGTATCTTTAAGGTAAGAGAGCATTCCTTCTTGAGGGCTGGCGATGGCTGAGGTACGAGCTGCCGCACTAGCGAAGACCATAACGACCTGTGAGGCTAGATAGCCGTTAGCATCCGCTGCGGTTAAGACGTCTCCCGTCGTGAACTCTTTATATCCGAGACCTGCTGCCATTATTTTCTCCTAGTATCCTAATATGGATTGTCCGATTATACCGTAAGTCGATGATCCCACTATGAATCCCTCGACTATAGGCTCAAGTGTTGTTACTGTGCATTTCATGCTGTTAGGGGTTATGTCCCACGCCAAGCCCTGCACCTGCAGAACCTTCACAATCGTCGAGCCATCTGGCTGGACGTTAGTGATCTTAACGTTATCAAAGTAATCAAGGCCGATCATTGTGTCAGTCGGTACATCTGTATCTAAAAGATCGACCGTCATCTGATCGATTCTAATAGTCGTTTCTGCACGCGTCGCGACATAAATCTTTGCAATATCTAAGACCTGAGCATCTGTCTGCGGAATCATGTCTGTGATGGTCGTGCCGTGAGGAAAATACTTAGCCGATGAATCTGCATTGACAGAAGTCTGAGCTGTGCCGCCAATACGAGTCATGCTGGTCTGATTGACGATGAGCTTGTCATCAAAGGCGTACTTAAGGTCTGAGTAAGGAATGCCTGTGGTCTGATTGAACTCAATAGGCGTAGCCGCTAGGGAACTCACGACGTCGCTGCGATCCTTAAATTCTGCTGTGCCATCTGGCAGCATGAAGAATGCACCTTGTTCTGCGAACTCGGCAGCCTTGAGTGCTGCAAGAGCTGTTCGAGCTGTTCCCGGATCTGCCTGAACTGTCGTCGATCCTGTGTCGGTGACTCTCATCGATGTAGGGAATGAGACTTGATCGAGAATCTTTGTGATGCGAGTGCCAGTAGTCTGTCCAGCCGTTGCCCCTGTAACGGTTGCCACGTTAGCCATCTGAAAGAGTCTAAAGGCATCCGAGCAGACGATATCGACGTACCCAATCTCCTGCCCTGTTGGATAGTAATACTTGTATGTTTCAACGTAACCAGAGAATAAAAACTCCTGCGCTGTGGCCGTAGTAGCTGCCACGCGAATCTTTCTGAGTGGAGTCAAATAGCCAAAATAGGGCGATGTTGCATTCTGAGGGTTAAAGTATGAGTCAGGATCTAAGACTCGGACTGTGCAATTGCCAGCCTCATAGGTATCACGCATAATATTGCGGCCACGACTGATCTTAATTGATCTGGTGACGCTGCTCAGGTCAACCACTGGATCTATTACAGATGATGCTGCAAATGTACCTGTGCCAATAACTCCATACTTATCATCGCCAATGATAAAACCAAGGCCAAATGTAGCACCTTGGCTAAAGTCGAATGAGACCGAGATGGTTGCAGGAAGTGCCATTAGAGAGCGACCGCTCCCTTGAATCCTTGCCCTCGATTAACTTGGTTAAAAGAGCCAGATAGTGAGTCATTGATCTGACCATCGCGGATTGCTCCGCCGACTGTCTGACCATCGAGCTCGACTGTAATATTGATCTGAGGATTAACGCCTGCAATAACTCCTGCACCTAAGCCGCCTTGTGGGCCGTATTGTGTAAAGGAATCAGAAGGCATTGAAACACCTGGCATCGACCAATTACGAAAAGGATTAGGAGCTTCTGGAGTAGCAAGCAAGGCCAGACGTAACTCATTATTACGCTTGATCGCTGTGTTCAATTGATCAGATAAGGAAGTTGCTAAGGTTGCATTGCCTTCGAGAATAGCCTTCTGCAATAGCAAAGAGATTCGATCGGTTTCGCTGATCTTGCCTTTGAGGGCTGCTTCGATATTTATAAGCTCTATGTTTAGAGTCTTTGAGGCCTTCTGTAACGCTAGGGACTTCTTTTGTGTGTCTAAATTCTTCTTTGTAAGCCCTGCTAATTCCTTAGCACGCTTGGCTGCATCCGCTTCTGCCTTCTTACGAGCTGCATCGTTAGGATCAATAAAGCCCGGCCCTAGTGCAGATGAAGGATAGCCGGCAGTCCCCGCCTTTGTATTGCTACTAAATGAGCCCCCGCCTTGAGTGCTAAGAAGTCCTATTGCTCCGCCGAA